CTTATTGATACTACAAGATTACTTTAATGAAAAAAACCTATGGCAGAGTTTTCCAGTAGGATTTAAGTATTTCTAAAAAATAAAATGGATATATGAGTAAAAAAACAAAACTAATGTTAGGTGACAACATAGAGAACCTCAAAAAATTACCAGATAATTCTATTGATAGTGTGGTTACAGACCCACCATATGGATTATCATTTATGAATAAGAAGTGGGATTATGATGTGCCATCAGTTCAATTTTGGAAAGAAGTTTATAGAGTTCTTAAACCAGGCGGTCATATCTTATCGTTTGGTGGAACAAGAACATACCATAGGATGACGGTAAATATAGAAGATGCTGGTTTTGAGATTAGAGACCAGATTATGTGGTTATATGGTTCAGGTTTTCCGAAATCAAGAAATATTGGTAAAGATATAGAAAAGATAAATGTTGGTGGTTTGAGTAATCTAAAACAGATAGGAACTAAAAAAGGAACCGTGGCGACTAATCATCACGAGTTAGCAACAAAAGATAAACCGAAAGGTTTTTCATATAAAACAGCATCACATACATTAAGTCATAGTGAAGTAGCAACAGCAAGAACACAAACGACTGGTGATATACCAGTATATGAAATCAATAATGAATATGATGGCTGGGGCACAGCATTAAAGCCAGCCAACGAACCTATATGTGTAGCCAGAAAACCTTTAAGTGAAAAGTCAGTTGCTGAAAATGTTTTAAGATGGGGAACTGGTGGTATTAATGTTGATGGTTGTAGAATTGGAAATGAAACTATAAAAAGTAATGGTTATTACAATCAAGATGATACAGGAGTTATGAAAATGGGTATATCTAAAAAATCAAAAGAAGAATATAATGGTAATGAGCATCAAGGCAGATTTCCAGCCAACATCATATTAGAGTGTTGTTGTGATGAGGTGATTAAGGGTGAAAGTGGTGAGATTAAGAAAACAACAAGAGATAGGAAATATGAAGTTGATGATGAAAAGTTTAAGGGGTTGGGAACAAGAATTGAGGCAATAGACAACTACAACGACAAAGGTGATATACACACTAATCCTATGTGTCCGTGTTTTATTATGGATGAGCAGAGTGGTAATGTCAAAGGTGGTAAGAATATGGAACCTTTTATGAGTGAGGCACATAATGATATAAAAATGAACTCATCAAAGGTAATAAATAGAAAGGGATATGGAGATAAAGGCGGCGCCTCACGATTTTTCTATCAAGCAAAAGTATCAAAGGCTGAAAGAAATATGGGGTTAGATGGCTTTGAGGACAAAGAAAAGATAAAAATACTACTAAACAGAAAGTGTGTTGCTTGTAACAATTGGGAAAATAAAGGTGCTGGCAATGGTATAGATTATTGTAAATGTGATGAACCTAATTTTGTTGATTTAACTATTAAAACAAGTAAGAATAACCATCCAACCGTTAAACCAGTTTCTTTGATGGCTTACCTATGTCGTTTAATAACACCATCTAATGGTATAGTCCTTGACCCGTTTATGGGTTCAGGTTCTACTGGTATATCTGCTCTTTTAGAAGGTTTTAGATTTGTAGGTATGGAGATGGATAAAGATTACTTTAAGATTGCTGAGAGTAGAATTGAAAACTATGAACAATATAGAAAGTTCATCAAAAAATAATATAACACCGTAAAATGAGTAGAAAGAGAGACCCGAAATATAAAAAAATTGACTTAATCAACAAGATAGTTGAGATGAGTTGTAGTGGTATATCTCAACCAGAGATTTTACTATGGTTACAAAGTGAAGGTGATTGTAAGATTTCTTATTCATATGAACTTTTAAGAGAAGCAAAACCTATTATATTAGATACTCTTAAAGATATATCAAAAGATAGATTAGAAACAACAATAAGAGAGTTAGAACAAATGAAAATAGAAGCAAAAGGTTTTGGTGATAAAAAACTACAACTTGATATACAAAAAGAAATCAATAAGATTAGTGGATTATATCAAGAAAGAATAGATATTACATCAAAAGATGAAAAACTCACAAATGAGATAAAAGTTGTATTTGTAAATGGAGATAAAGGCAACGAAGGTTCTTGAAAAACTATTAAGTAGTGAAAAAAGATTTATCTTATCAGTAGGTTCATCTCGTTCCAGTAAGACATACTCTGTTTATCAGTATGTTTTACTTTATTGTATTCAACATAAAGGCGAAGGTAAATGGATTAGTATGATTAGAAGGAGTTTTCCATCACTTAAAAGAAGTTTATTAAGAGAGTTTATACAATTTATAGATGAACTTGGTTTATATTCAGCAAAGATACATAACAAATCATCACAGGTAATAGAATTATATGGAAATTATGTAGAGTTTTTCTCATTAGATAACTTTGAGAAGGTTAAAGGTTCTAAAAGAGATGTGGCTTACCTAAATGAGATTACTGAAATAGATTACGAACCAGCGAACCAAGTATTTTTAAGAACAACTGAAAAGATAATAATGGACATGAACCCGTCAGATACATTCCACTGGGTATGGGATATGAGAAATAGAGAAGATGTAGATTATATCCACTCAACATACAAAGATAATCCATTTTTAGAACCAGATGTTGTCCGTCAAATAGAGAGTTATAAAGAAGTAGATGAGAACTATTGGAGGATTTATGGATTAGGATTACCCGGTATATCAACAACAACAATATATTCACACTGGAAAACATATAAAGAGCATGAGTTAAAAGAAAAACATATCATTAATGAGTGTTATGGTTTAGATATAGGATATAACCATAAAACCTGTTTAGTTAGATTAAGAGAAGGAGAAGATGGACTTTATTTTAATGAAGAGATATATTCATCAGGATTAACAACAGGCGACCTTTTAGATTTAATCACATCAAAAGGATTAAGAGACAATATATTTTGTGATAGTGCCCGTCCTGATATAATAGAAGATTTAAGACGAAGGAGATTACTGGCGAAGGGAGCAGAAAAGGCGGTCAAAGAAGGAATACTTTACTTAAAATCAAAACCGATTTATATAGAAGAAAACTCTACAAACTTGTTAGAAGAGATTAAACACTATCGTTGGAAGTCAGCAGGAGAAGTTATATTAGATGAACCGATAAAACTAAATGATGATGGTATGGACGCGATGAGATATGCGGCTTATTCATCAAGAAAAAAACAATCAGTAGGAGTTCCGTTCTACACAACCACAAATGAACAAAAGAGATATTTTAGATAAATTATGGAGAAGTCCTATGATAGAAGATATGTTAGTTAATATAACTTATGGAAATCCACTAAAAGAAGATTTAAAATCCGAGTTGTTTTTAATTTTAATGGAGATGCCAGATGTTAAAATCATCGCGGCTCACAACGGAAACTGGCTGACTTATCTTTGTGTTAATATACTTAAAAAGATGTGGAGGTCAAACACATCACCATTTTACAAAAAGTGGAGAAAAGGATTTGGTGATGGAGAACCACGAGATATGATAATGGAGTTAGATGATTTTGATTATGAAAAGTTAGATTTAATTTTAGGTTTCGTAGATAAATTACCATTTGTAGAACAGGAACTTTTTAAGATGAGATATAAGATAGGAAAATATGATAAGTGGTTTGGTGAGTTAAGAGATAAAGATTGTAAGAAGTCAGTATATTCATATAGAAAGATAGAAAATAAACTGGCAATAGAAACTAAAAATGGAGAAAAACCTATAACAATAGACCACTCCACGGTAGAAAAATACCATAAAAGGTCAATTGAAAGAATAAAAAAAATGTTAAAAAAGTATGAGTGATAATTACATTTATGATGAAGGATTAAATGACGAACAAAAAGCCGTGGTTAAAATCGTTTTAGGAGATGATGATATATGGTATATGGACTGGGATGATTGGAACCTAGCACAACAAGAAGGTAGAACTAAACCAGTGATATTTAAGGATAAGTTGATACTCGTTGATGACGAGACATATTTAGAACTGAATAAACTGACTGACTGGTTAAAAAATAATATATAAAATATGGATTACGATTTAATAATAAAACTATTTTTAGGTTCATGGGTTTTAAGTTCATGGGCTTACACTTTGGTAGAAGATTTTGACTTAAATAAAATACCGAAACAAAAACTGGTGAGGTTTTTTTCATCAGTAGTTCTTTATGTTTTTAGTTGTCCGAAATGTTTTTCATTTTGGTTTTCTTTAATGATATCACAGAACTTTTTTATAGCAGCCGGGGTTTCTTTTTTGATTATGTTAGTAGATAAAATAACACAAAATATAAAAACTAAATTGTAAAAAATAAAATGGATATATGAGTAAAAAAACAAAGTTAATGTTAGGTGATAATATCACATCACTAAAAAAATTACCTGATAATAGTATAGATAGTGTGGTTACAGACGGTCCATATGGTCTTACATTTATGGGTAAGAAATGGGATTATGATGTGCCGAGTGTAGAGTTCTGGAAAGAGGTATGGAGAGTTCTAAAACCAGGCGGTCATATCTTATCGTTTGGTGGTACCAGAACTTATCACAGGATGACGGTGAATATAGAAGATGCTGGCTTTGAGATTAGAGACCAGATTATGTGGTTATATGGTTCAGGTTTTCCGAAAAGTCATAACATAGGTAAGGCAGTTGATAAATTACAAGGTAATGATAGAGAGGTTGTTGGTAAATCACCTAATGAAAGATTGAATACAACTGATAATGATAGTCGGGATTGTAATGGATTAAAAAAAGAACTTAATATAACAAAAGGCACCTCACCATATGAAGGTTGGGGCACTGCATTAAAACCAGCCAACGAACCTATATGTGTAGCCAGAAAACCTTTAAGTGAAAAGTCAGTTGCTGAAAATGTTTTAAGATGGGGAACTGGTGGTATTAATGTTGATGGTTGTAGAGTTGCAACTGATGATGATACAAGCAGAAAGACAAAAACTTCTGGATTTTTTAATAGTGATGAAATAGAACAAAGAGTAAATGGTGGTTCAACAGAAGGCAGATTTCCCGCCAACATCATTTTAGAGTGTTGTTGTGATGAGGTGATTAAAGGTGAGAAGGGTGAGGTTAAGAAAACCAACAGGATTAGAAAAGGTGAGGCAGCGGGTGGATTAGATATAAATGAAAAAAGAAAAGCGGTTGAAGGTATTGACAATTATGGAGACAAAGGTGATATACACACAAACCCTATGTGTCCTTGTTTTATTATGGATGAGCAGAGTGGAGATAGAAAAGGGATGTCTGGTGGAGGACAAGGAAACGGTTGGTTTAATAATCATAAAAATCAAGAACAAAAAGAAAAACAATTTTATAATGATAAAGGCGGAGCCTCTCGGTTCTTTTATCAAGCAAAAGTATCAAAGGCTGAAAGAAATATGGGGTTAGATGGATTTGAGGATAAAAACTATCAAATCAATCAAAAACACAACTCTAAAACCTTAGAGGAGAGATATAATCTAAAAACTAAAAACAACCATCCTACGGTAAAACCAGTTTCTTTGATGGCTTACCTATGTAGATTAATAACACCACCTAATGGTATAGTCCTTGACCCGTTTATGGGTTCAGGCTCAACTGGTATATCAGCACAACTTGAAGGATTTAGATTTGTTGGTATGGAGATGGATAAAGATTACTTTAAGATTGCCGAAAGTAGAATAGAAAATTATGAACAATATAGAAAGTTCATCAAAAAATAAATAGATTATGACAACAGACGATTTCATTTTAATTGAACATCTCATAACCTTAAAAGAGATGGGTATGGCTGAGAAGTCCGAATTAAGAAGGATTATACAGACATATTTAGACAAAGGATTTAATATGTGTATGACATGCGACCCACAGGTAGTTCAGGCTTTTAAGAGGCTGAAAACATGGTGGTCTTTACATCGAGACGATTACTATAAATCCATATTTGTTAAGGAAACCACTACAAAGAAAAAAAGTAATAAAAAATAAAAGATAATTTATGGTTATATGTAAGATTGGTGAAAAAGAATATAATTTGCCAGAAGGTTGGAACGAAGTTAATTTAGATAAGTTTGAAAAGATTATCAAAAAAAATCAATCCATTTCGGAATACAAATCACAGGTTCTTTTTGGACTTGAAATCTTTTCTATTTTGATAGATGCTGATATTGAGGACTTAAAAACTTTGACTAAAAACTCATTTGAAGTTCTATCAAAAGAGATAGAGTGGATTAATGTAGCACCAGTAGGTGAAGAAAAAACCGAGTTTAAGATAGGTAATGAGATTTTTAGACCATTAAAAGACCTGAATAAACTAACGATGGGTGATAACATCTCATTAGAACTTTTAATAAAAGATAGTGATGAAGCAAATATGTTGATTAATATATTACCAGTTCTTTTAAGAAAGGTCAAAAAGGTTAAGACAGAAGATGGTGAGATAGAAGAATTAGAACCATTTGTGGCAGAAAAATACAACGAAAGAAAAACACTTTTTGGTAAAAGTATATTTATTACAGATGTAATCAATTTTAGAGATTTTTTTTAAGGTTCCGTGAGAGTATTTTTTACAACTATGAAGGATACTTTGGTAAAAGAAAATCTCACGGATTAGACGATGAAGGACCGGCTTTTGGACCGACCTTTGATATGAAAAAATGGCAATGGATGCTTATGGTAGATAAAATAGTAAAGGAACAAAATAGAACACCAGATGAGGTATATGAAATGAACTATTTAGATTGTCTAAACTGGTTGTCATTATACAAAGAGAAAGAAAAATATATAGAACAAATACAAAAACAAAATAAGAAAATATGAGCCTTAATATAAATGTAATCATCAGTAAGTTTCAACAACTGGCGAACACGCATCCGATGATAAACTCTTTTGGATACGGACCGATTTATGATTTAGATGGTTATGAAATGACTTATCCTTATATGTGGGTTAGAAACGATGATAGCCATACTTTAATTTATACCGAAGACAATAAATATCAAGCCGTAGAGTTTCAGTTCATTTTAAGAGTAGGAGATAAAGTCAATAATCAACCGAATGTTTTTTCAGCAAATGGTGAAAACTCAAACAACGGATTAGAAATTATATCAGATACTTTTAGAATACTTCTGGATATACTTAACTCTATAATGATGAATAGTTTAGGTCTATTCAACGATTTAGAATTAGTTAATGATGTTAGTATAGAACCTTTTTTTCACGAAGACACAGGTGATGTAAATGGACATCAAGCATCAATTACTTTGAGGATTAAGAACGACAACAAATGTGTTAGTCCTTTGACTGATTAAAAATAAAAAAAAGATATGCCGATTACTAAAAGAAAAGGAGAAAGGAAACCAGATTTTATCAACAGATGTATAGGAATAGAAGTCGCGGCTGGTAAAAGACCCAGTCAGGCGGCGGCTATTTGTTATACAACATGGGAAGAGTTGAGCCTTAAAGAACTTAAAAAGAAAAGAACCGAACAAAAGTTAGAAGATAATAAAATGATTACTACCTTTTCATCTATTAAAGGTGAGGACTTCACTAAATGGGGATTAAGTATAGAAGATTTATTAAATCCGAAAAATCAGTCAGGTCAAGTTGAAGAAGGAGAACTATTAAAAAACTTCGCAGATATACCAGAAGGATACTTTGTTAGATATAAATATATCTCAAATGAATATGGACCACAAGGATTTAGTGAAAAGTCGCGACCTTTTTGTGTAATGATGATGACTGATAATAGAAATACATGGTTTTCAAGAGAAGATATAGAAGCCTTAAACACCGCACCAGGTAAAGCAAATAGAAAAGGTAATAAGCCTTATTCTGTTTTCAACTGGCGTGGTGGTAATTGGTGTAAGCACATCTGGATAAGATATTACTATAATCCAGACACTAATGACTTTTTAGAAACACCAGTTCAACCAGCACAAAAATCAACTAATGCAAGATAATGGCAAAGGGTCTTAAATTAAAACAAAAAAACATATCTGATGCTAAAAAGAAGTTAAAAGAACTCATCTTAAAGGTTCTTAAAACACATCCGCGTTCAACACCAACTAGAGAAGGAAAAAGAACTATAACAGAGAGGAGTGGTAATTTATTCAAAGAGATTTATCCAGACTTCAAAATAGAAAAAGACAAATTAGTCATGGAAGTTAAAATGATGGAATACTTTGAGTGGTTAGATGGTGGAACATCAAAAATGGATGGTTGGTTTTTTTCCGAAGAGATTATGGATAGTAAAGAGTTAGAACAAATATCCGAAGATTTACTTTTTGATTTAGTAGAAGGTAAGATTTTAGATATGATAAGTGATATAAAAAAGTAATAAATTAAAATGAGTATAACAATACAAAAACAGCCTCAATTTT